ATTGGGTCCATCTTAAGTGCTTGAGCTATGGCTAATTCTGCTGCAATGATTCTATCAAAGTTACCATCTTCATTATATTGAATAATTTCTTCCAGTAACATTGGATCAAATATCTTACTGACACCTGACACTTCTTTAATTACATTACCCTGTTCATCCTTCTCTGAATAAATAACATCTTCCATATATCTCTTCAGACATGTATGTAGGTAGTCAATCACTTTTCTTGCTGATCTGTGAATACCAAATTCTCTTTTCACTGTAGTGTTTGGAATCACTTCTAACAACCATTGTGGCTGCTTCTCTAGATAATGGGAATCTCCCTTGCTCTTCATGTATTCAATGAACGAAATATCGTCATTTTCACAGAGAGCTCTAGCGTTGTAATATTTAATTAGTAATCTGGCCTGTTCTTCCCACGTTTCCTTCTTATCAGGTCTTGCACAATACGAAGCTACGAACATATCCTGATATTTCTCACCAGTGAGGTCGTGCATCCTTTTGTAAATATACACAGATCCTAATGAAGTTGAATACTTTGCCTGTCCTTGTCTATATGGGTCAATTCCTGCAACGTATAATCCGTAGGGAGGATTTTCTATAGGAAACTCGTATATCACTATAGGAGCATCTTTTGCATCTGTACTTTTTAGAGGAAAGTTTGTAATAGGCATCTTGTCTGTAAACTCATGTCCTATCTTTCCCTCATCACTAAATAATATAACGGGTGTCCCTGTTCTTTCGTTCTGTAGAAGTCTAGTCTTCTGTCTCTTGGCGGATTCTATGTCAAATATGTTAGTGTCTTCATTGAGGAATATATCATCCACCTTTTGTGGATAGTACATCTTCTCCTTTAAATACGCTATTCTATCACCAGCTTTCTTCAATCTTTCTAAGTTGCCAGTGGTAATTATATCAGCCTTCTCTTCATTAGACACTAACATTTTTACACTGTAAAGATCACTATCTTTTGAAGCTTTTACATAATCTCCTAATGTAGAATCTTCTTTGGCTTCCATTCTATATTTATTAGAAATGAATAGCCCATGTACACGTCTTGTGTCTTCCTCATTATTGTATGTAAGGAAGTTGTAATTCTCAACATCAAACATCAATGACTTAGCATCCATAAATCGCTTCATGTCACCCCCTGTACCTGTAAGAATAGGGGAACATCCCCATCCAAATGGTGTTGTAAAGCCAGGAACAGCAGCCTGTAAGCCTCTTAAGAAAGACCCCTTACCTATCTCATCAATAATGAGCTTTCGTGGCTTTGTACCAGCAATAGCTTCCTCATTATTTCCCTCATCTAGGTTACGAATAAGAATTTGAGAGAATGGTATTCTCTCTCCACTCTTTGTCTTTATTCCTAGCGTCACCTGATTCTTCCAATTATCTTCTACACGTTGCCATCTGAAGTATTCAGGAAGGAAGTTAAGGCCCTTGTCAAGCTTATCTGTAATTAGTTTAATATCTGGAGCATTCAAGCCAGCAATAACATTCTGTGAGTTCTCATCAAACGTAGCACCCCAAGCAATATAACTAGCTTCTAAGACAGACTTAGCAAAACGTCTAATACCCAAAATGACCAACCCACGCTTCTCAGCATGGGCTCTGTCTATTTCATTTGTTACTAGCCATTCATTGTCCCGTAGGGAGGGATTGGCATATTTCTGATAAATGCGTCCTCTGTCATCCATAACATCCACTTCTGTATGCCATAGATTCAAATGCCAATACAGAAAGGGGTTGATGAACACACCATCCATCATAAATCCATCTAGACACAGCTTCTTATGAAAATCAAAGAAGGCTTTGTATTCCTGTGATGTTTTATCAGGAAGACGTGGCTGGTTAATTAACCACTCACTGTATTTAACATTTTCTAAATTCATCGTCTACCTTTAAGGAAATCTTCAGCCATTGAGCCAAGTTCACCATTACCACGTATTTCCACTTTGGATTCTTCTTTTTCTCTAAGCTTATCCACCACTTCTAATAAGGCAAGATAGTTCTTCATTGTCTCCTGAATAAACTTACCCTGACTCTCAATGCTAGCAATCACCATAGGTAACATTCCACCCCTAGCTGTAGGTTTCCATTCTATCCTATCTGTAAGCTTATGCAGAGGATTGGCATCAACATATTCCTTCCATGAAGCAAGCTGTTGTTCAGCCCAATCCAGTTCAACGGATATAAAAGTTTCTCTTTTTCTTATTGCCATCTGTTTCTTTTTTTTCTTATTAAAGGTAATCCTCCTTTATAGCACCAGAAATATCCTTGAAAAATTCTTTGTTTACCTTTTAAGTGATCAACTATTGCACCAGTTTTTTTAATATTAAACTTTTCAAAAACTTCCGTTATGCTTTTAAATTCAGCAATCAATTTACCATTTTCATCATATTGCTCAACAGGTTTAGATTGAGATAAACTTCTTTTTTCAATTGTTTCTCTTCTCATTGAACCATGTCTACCTGTAGCCCTTTTATTTATATTATACTCAGGTTTTATTGTATCCAAATAATACTGCTCAGTTTGAAAAACTTCTTCAGGTTTACAAATTTTTAAAATCTCAAAATTAAATACATTCCCATATTTTAAATACGAGGATTGTAAATGAGGATTTTTATGAATTCCTTTTCTAAGTTTTTCAAAATGCTCAGATAATCTTTTATATAAGCTAATAGATGATCCAATATAAGACTTTCCGCTTACTGAGTTATTAATTTTATACACCCCTGCAAAAAATGCAAGATTGTAATCGAGCTCTGTATTAATGTACGTAGTTTTCTTAGGAGCTGCCATTTTTCTGTTTTAAATAATTCTCATAAGACTCTTCCATTTGCAAAACAGACCAATCAATATGATCAATTTCTTTTTTAATGTCTTCCATCAATTGAGCAATTGTATTTTTTACATACATAATTTCCCTATGCATATCTCTTCTCACTCTTAAGTATTCATCTTCGGGAGTTTCATTTTTTATGAAATCAACCAATTCTTCAGCATCTTTTGCTGAGGCAGGAATATCGTTGTGTAAATCTTTCATATTATTATAGGGTTACAATACCAGCAGCAGCTGTCTTTAGCTCTAGCACAGAAATCTGAACGGGACCGCTCAACAATTCCTGAATCTGCTTATTAGCAATTTCTTTTGTCTTCTCATCAATACCAGGCGTGGCACACAATGCTGCCAGTCTTTCAATTACGGAAATGGACTCTTGTCCAATCATAGCTCTGTTCATATCAAATTGTTTATATCTTCATCAGATAGTGGTGGTAGAGGAGGGTCTTCATCATCCCCTTCATATTCCTCGATGTCATCTGACATATAATCTTCTTTCACCACAATATTAATGACATCTTGTTCATCTCCTTGAATCCCAATAATGTCAACGTAATCAGCTCCAGAATCCCATATATGCGTTAGCGTATCAAGGAGCAGCTCTAAGCTGATTTTTCTAAATCGCATTTCCTTATTATTCCTCCCCATCGATTTCTTGTTCTTGTTCTTTTGTCATCACTGATTGCCATTTCTCTGTAGGGCACGCACAAGACAAACATTTCGTCTTAGCAGACAACGTACATCCACAATGTGTACAATGTGCATCAAAACGTATTGTCTTGTGATGTTTAGAATGAAACTTGCATTCATTGCATATACTCATTCTCTCTGTTGACACTTGATCAATCTGTTCCTTTAGACTTTCTTCTGGGAGCAGATTGTTTTTCCAACCTTCGTAAATCTGTGTTAAGCTCATTTATCTTATTCATTAGTATTTTACGCTTCAACAACATCTGATCAATATCATCATTCCACTTCTCCGTTCTAACATCGCTATCAGAGCTAGAAATCCTATCTCTAAAACTCCTAATCTTCTCATCTAAAACATCAAGCTTCTTCTGTGCAGATCTATCATTCCATTTAAACGTACCCCATCCAGAAATCTCTACAGTCTTATTCTTTTGTAGAGCAATGAGAGCACTATCAAACTGATGCTTTATCACTTGATCAACAATCTTCACATCCATCTTTAAAGAATTGGCAAGCTGTTTAACAAACCAATCCCTATGGGACATTGAATTAGGCTTTTCCTTCATGCAAAATCTTTATCTCTAATGTAATACTATTTGAGAAATCCAATGATATTAACGGATTGACAAAAATCTTTCCATCCTTCTTAAGAAGCAGGTTACGTTTCTTAAGCTTACTCACCATATTATTCACTGTAGCTCCTGTCGTACTATACGTAGTACAGAACTTCTCCCTATTACTAGGAACAGAAATACTTCCAGAAACAGCAATGAAAGACATCAATTGAATTTCCCTCTCTGTAAGCATCAAATCATTCAATGCAGAAAGAACACAATAATACCTGTAAGACACTTCCGTGTCATTGCTTAGCTCCTTCTTTAATTTTTGTACAATCATTTCCCCGCTGGTTTCTAACAAATATAAAACATCCTCCGTGAAAATAACAAATTTTATTATTTCTGTTTTTATTC